GCACAGCGATGACGAATTATTCAACCGCACTTGGGACAAAATCTCAAATGCAGATCACAACATTTTATTTGAGGAGGCAAAATCATGAGCGTCATTTCTGAATTCTATTCTGGACTCTTAGATAAGGGTTACAGCGAGCGAGAAATCCGAGAGTCTTGCAAGCGTCACCAACAGCGAGTCGCTCCCGATTGGTTCAACGGCACGTACGCTGAGTACTTGGATTCAATGCACGATTTTCTCAATGGACTCTAAATCATTTCAAGACGACCAAGATTACACATTTTTGGTCACGGTCACAGCAAATGACCTAGAGGAGGCAGAACGACAAGTGCCATTTGACTCCATCCTATATGCAGTCAACGGAGACACCCGCTTTTAGCGGGTCTTTTTTTATCATAAAATGGGCAGCTGCTTTTTTTGATAAGGCGTAGACAGTTGGCAAAGTGTCCACATTTACCCCACAGCACCCCAAAATGATGTATTATTAAAGAGTGGAAGACAACGCAAGGCAGGGGTGAGAAACAATTCAGGAGCGTCTTTGATCGCACACTGTGGATAACTTCTCTTTATGTTTGGAGACCTCTTGTACTGCTGATGTCCTAGACATCTGAAAAGACAGTTTTGAAGATGTCTTCCACACTCAAACCATTAGAGGATTTTATGTCTTACAATCTTGATTTTGTTGAAGCAAGAGCAGAGGACATCTTTGAAGATCTTGCAAAGAGATTTTTCATTGACCTCACAACACATGACGAAGTAGCACTCTATTCACTCGCTCTAGACACAGCAATTGAGGAGGCACTTTGAGAAATTTACAATTGACCGAGGCAGAGGAATCTGCTTTAGTCAATCTTTTTTTATTCGTTCATGATTTGGGTGTGCCGCCACACCTAGAGGAGGACGAAGCATTTGCTTCCCTTTGGGATAAAGTCAGCGACCCTTCACCTTTTGATTACACCTAAACCCTATGTCATTTTTTAAGCATGTTCAACTCCACGAATACGATATCACTGATAGTGGTATTACTTCTGCCTGTTATGACGAATTGGTTGCCGATGGGAACAATTCAGACCCTAAGCAGTTAGAAATTCTAGCACGTGCTATGTGCGAAGAGTTCAAAGATTACATGAGACCACTCTTCAGCTAGACCAATTCACAAACTGTCACTGCCCATGCTTTTTACCCTCGCTTTTTTGCTATACTGTGTATGTACTCAAGAAAACCTTATGCAACGACTTGAACTCACAATGGGCAGGGACATTCCAGACAACGGAACTGTAACTGATCACATGATGGACAATTTCATTAAGCGTGAGATCATGCCACATTTTGAGTACGGCACTTTCATAGATGGCGAAGGTCTCTGGAAAGGCAAGCGAGAGCAAACCAAGATTTTTTATCTTGAGTGTGAAGACCGAGAGGTTGAAGACATGCTCCTCACTTTCAACTGTATCGCCGCAGCATACAGAAAACAATTCAGACAAGAATCCGTTCTTGTCTCACAAGTGCAAACCAACGCCATTTTTATCTAATGAGTAATTCAACTGCGATCCGCTACTGGACACCCAACGACCAAAGGCAAGCGAGGCGAATCACATTCAACACGTACGCCAAGGCGTTGGAGATGTTGGATTTCTATCAAGGTGCTGGCATCCGTTGTGAACTTATCGCTCCTGGATTCTAGCATGAATAACAGAGATCTCACTCCTATGTTTGGCGGTGCTGTTCTTATGAACGAATCCGCCAAGAAGGACAAAGCAGTAATGGCAGCATTAACCAAACTCGCAGAGGACAATTTCACTTTCAGGTCACACCCGACAGGTCATTGGAACATCAGCGACAGACACTAAATCCACACCCTGTCTCGGACAGGGTTTTTTATTGGTCGGGGCGGGGTCGGGGTTGCCGTGTGAAAAAAGTACCGTCTATCTAACCTACAAACGTTTCCCAGAGCACGATAAATATAATTACAAAATTGAAATTTCAAAACCTTGATTTTCAAAAAATTTTTCCCAGGAAAAAATGCCTGAAAAAGACGAGTTAAAATTTAATTCAGACGATATACCATATATCCTTAATAACATGACAGAAACGCCCGAAGAAACAGATTACCTTGCACCAGAGACAACAGCACCAAATGGTTTCTATGATCCTACCAAGGAAACGCCCAATACAATTCCAGGATATGATCCCATAACTTCTGCACCACCTTCTGAATACGTGCCAGAAGTACCTCAACCACCTTCACATCCTAACTCAGAAAACGCCCATAACGAACTTTTGGAGAATCCAAAGTATGCTGTTCATGTGCATGAAACACAGATCAATAGGATTGTGGAAGTATTAGAGAATATCTCTGATCAAATTAACCACCTTGAGAATAGACTTGGTGATCTTGAACAATCAGTAAGGTTTAGTAATGATCACAGTCCTCAAGATGGACCACCTACACCCCCTTCAGGTACAGATTATGGAACCTAAATCCAATTTTGACAAGATACTCAATAACTTTGATCAATTCTGTGATGAGTTTGAGAATCAAGCAGCAAGTAGTTATTCTAAATTAAATAATGGAAACGTTGAACGAACTAAACGAGACGATAAAGAAACTCTCCAAGAGATTAGATTCTCTGGAGAGGAGAATGTCATCTCTGGAACAACCCCAATTGATGTACAAGCCACCTACCTCTCAGAAACACGAGAGTCTAGTGGAGACACTTAACTATCTACATAATTCAGTAGAGTGTTTATTAGAGGTGGAACGTGGCAGTTAATCTGACAGGTAATCCAGCAAATTCAAGTACAGTGGATACTGGTAGTGCTAATCCCACTGCTACGTATATCTCCCAAGCAAATGGAGGTACTGATTATACTTGTGTTACTGTATACAGTGATGGAGGAGGTCTCACATTCCTAGATCCTCTTTCCACGTATACACCTGTTACTGGGACACCTATCAATCCAACTATTCCACCTGTTCCACAACCCTTGGTAAGGAATGATCTTGTTTCATTGGTCAATTCAGATGAAAGGGGTGTTTACATAGAAGGGAAATTAGTTCCCGTCATCGGGGATGCTCTTTCGGGTATTGGGGCATCTCCCAATCCTAGACCCTTGACATCTGCGACAAATTATCCTACAATATACATTGGTACGAAAACTTAAAATGGCATTATACAGTGACGGACAGGTAGTCCAACCAAAACCAAAGAAGACAAGACAGGGCAGTTCACAGAATACGAAGCTTTCTGCGACTTCTAGGAATGCTAAGAAGAAGAGATCTAGAGGACAGGGACGCTAGTTCTCCGAACGCCGAAGACTCCGAATGACTTATCAAGCACTTCCCAATTGTCTGCATGTTAAAGATAGTCCTACCGCAGGGCAAGGTCTTTTTGCTACCCAGGATATACCTAATGATGTATATCTTGGAATATCCCATGTAGTAGTAGATGAAGAGATCATGAGAACCCCTCTAGGAGGGTTCGTAAACCATTCTGAAGACCCCAATTGCATCAAAGTATATGAAGATGAAGAATGGGGTAAGATATACCATATGAGGACTATTAAGGATATTAAGAAGGGAGAAGAGTTATTTTTAAAGTATACCTTTTACCAAGTTACATAAAAGTCGCTAAATAATAACTGACTTCGTATATTGTCAGTAAATGGCGGTCACTCAGTCCTTCAAGGACATCAATATTACATTTAAGAAGCATCCTGTTACTAATGACTTAGTTGTTAGTAGGGATGCTTCTGCTATTAAGCAAGCAATTGTAAATTTATTGCTTACTAATAAAGGTGAAAAATTATTTAATCCTGAATACGGATCTGATATACGTTCCTATCTGTTTGAACCATTAGATTATGGTACTGCTGCCCAAATACAAAGGAACATTGCATATAGTGTAAATAAACATGAACCTAGAGTTCAGATAGAAGATTTACGTGCTAATCCAAATTTTGATGATAATGGATTTGATGTTGAGATGACATATTCAGTACGAGGTTCAAACGATATACCTGTTACAGTAGACTTCTTCCTTGCAAGGACGAGATAATGCCATATACCCAGTTAAACAATTTAGACTTCAACGAAGTTAAAACAGCTCTCAAGGAATACATGAGAGCACAGTCAGATTTCACTGATTACGATTTTGAAGGATCTGCAATCAGTCAGTTATTAGACGTAATGGCGTATAACACGTATTATACGGCGTTTAATACCAATATGGTATTCAATGAGTTATTCCTTGATTCCTCCACTCTCAGGGACAATGTGGTGTCTCTGGCGAAGCAATTGGGTTATACTCCAAAGTCTATTACGTCACCAAAGGCAGTAGTTGATCTTGCATTGACATTTAATGGTACTGCTCCTTCTACAGCAATATTAAAAGCAGGAAGTGGATTTATAACGAACTATGATAATACGTTATATCGTTTTGTTGTAAGAGAAGATCATAAAGTATCAGTTGTTAATAAGGTGGCAACATATAATGATCTAGAGGTATATGAAGGATCTTTCATTACAACTAAAACTACTGTCAATACCAACTTGCGGAACCAAAGATTTAAAATAGATAATTCTTCCGTAGATACAAATACAGTTACCGTAAAAGTATATGATTCCGCAAACTCCACAATATATAAAACTTTCACTGAAGCAAAGAATATATTAGATATTGGGGCAGATGATAGAGTCTTCTTTATTAGTGAGATGGAAGACGAGAGTTATGAGTTATTCTTTGGTGATGGTGTATTAGGTAAGAGTCTTGATAACGGAAGTATAGTTGAAATCAGTTATATCATTACTAATGGAGAATCTACTAATGGTGCATCATTATTTACCTTTAATGGATTAGTTGAAGATGACACAGGTGCTGCTACTACATTACCGTTTGCTGTATCTACTCTTACTACTAAAAATATTGCTACTGGTGGTGCTCCTATTGAGAGTATTGATAAGATTAAGTATAATGCTCCCAAGTCTTACGGATCACAGAATAGAGCAGTAACGTCTAATGATTTTAAATCTGTTGTAAGAGACTTATATCCTGCTGTTAGTGATGTTATTGTATTTGGTGGTGAGGATCAGGAACCACCTGCTTATGGTAAGGTATTCATATCCGTGAAACCTACAGAAGCATCTACATTATCTTCTTATACAAAAGATCAACTAGTACAAGATCTTAAAAAGTATACTGTTGCTTCTATTAGACCTGAGTTTTTAGATCCATCCATTATATACATTGAACTTGATAGTACTATCTACTATAGTAGTGCAATAACTAAATTGTTACCAAATGAGATGGCAACAAAGGTTATTAATGGTATTACTGAATACTTAAAGACTTCTGGTACAGAGAAGTTTAATGGTAAGTTTAGATATAGTAAATTTATTGGTGTTATTGATAATGCTGATCGTTCTATTAAATCAAATGATACAAATATTATATTACGAAAGGATTTTATCGCACAGATAAATGCGTCTTCATTCTATGAGATATGTTATCAGAATCCTTTCTTAATAGATTGCAATAATCCTGTAGTTTCGTCTACAGGGATGACAGTCTTTGAGTATCCAAACTATACCTCATATCTAGAGGATAGAGATGGTAAAATAGTCCTATATAGACTAGATTCTTTGACTGGTGAAAAGATCCTATTAGATGATTCTGTAGGAACTGTTGATTATCATCATGGTGAAATTAAATTATATAACTTTACAATCTTAAAAGGTAGTTTTTCTGATAATCGTGTTGAATTACGAGCGAAGCCTGCTAATAGAGATATTGAAGTTAAGCGTGAGGCATATTTAGATGTAGATGTGTCAAATAGTAAATTTATCGCTTATAAAGAAGAGTAGTAGATGCAAAAGACTGCTAACAAGATATCGTTCTTAATTGAATCTCAGTTACCTAACTTCATTAATGAAGAATATGAACTGTTTGGTAAGTTCATACAAAAGTATTACGAACAACTAGAGATTCAAGGACAACCTCTGGATATTATTCAAAATATCCAGACATATCGTGATATTGATTTTTACGAGAAAAATATATTAAACCAATCAACTAATACTAGTATTTTCATACAGAGTGGAGATACTACTATTAATGTTGATGATGCATCTTCATTTCCTAAGAATGGTGGATATATTAAAATAGGTGATGAAATATGTTTTTATAAGTCCAGAACAGATACTCAGTTTTTAGAAGTTAGTCGTGGTGTAAGTGGTAATACTAAACTTGGAGATCTTTACGAATCAACTACCTTCATAACGACACAATCATCAGATCATTTAGTAGGATCTGAGGTATTGAATATAAGTAATCTTTTCTTGTATTCAATTGTAAAAAGTTTTGAGAGTCAGTATCTTGTTGATTTTCCTGAAGTATATTTAAAGGGAAATATTGATAAGAGAACACTAATAAAAAATATTGGTTCTTTCTATAAATCAAAAGGAACAGATAGTTCTATCAAGTTCCTATTTAAGTGTTTAGTTGATTTACAAGGTCCAGATCCAGAGATATTTCATCCAAGAGATTTTACTCTTAAGAGTTCAGAATCTAGATGGGTTAATGTATATGCACTTAAGGCAAATATAACATCAGGAATAGCAGAAGATCTTATTGGTAAGAAGATAGAACAAAAAGATGGTATATATGCTTCTGCAATTGTTGATAACGTAAGATATGTTGGTAAGTATGATGGTGAAGAGTTATATGAGATAATTCTTGCAGAGTCTACTGTTAATGGGGAATTCTCTATTGCATCAAGAACAAAATTAACAAAAGATATTGGAGTTAGTATTACTGTTGGTGATAGAGTAAATGTCTTCTCTACAATGGGATGGGATAAAGAAGGTAAATTTATTATTAATGGAGAGACATTTACATATAAGGATAAAAATGTAAATCAATTTATTATTTCCTCAAGGACAGGTACAGGAACTCATTCTACAGATGCTTCTGTAACATATGGTGCTGATGTTACAGATGGTAATGTAACTCTTTTAGTATATGGAGTTCTTTATAACTTAAAGACAGATTCAAATCAACCATATCTAAATGCTAATGATACTATAGAAATATCAGAAGCTGGGTTCCTGACTAATGATATAAAGATCTTTGATGCACAAAATAATCTTAGATGGATTACTAGTACTGGCACTGCTGCTATATCAGATCTCAATTCTAATATATCAGCAATATATGAAGATGAGACAGGATATTATATTGCTTCTTCTGGATTTCCATCACATCTTATTGGTACATTACCTGCTGATGCACAAGATCAAAAGAATTTAAAGATTATTAGAAAGAATCCTATTCCTACTACTGAAGTTTACGAAACTAAGTATAGGGATGTTGGTATTGCTGTTAATGGTATTCCTTTCGTAAGTTATAAGGATGAGGAAGTTGTATATAATGGTCCATTAGAAAATATCACAGTTACTGCTAGAGGACGTGGTTATGAGAAAGAACCATATGTTCTTGTCAATGGAGTATCTGGTATTGCAAGGACTAAGTTAGCAGGACAGGTAGTTGAATCTATTATTATTGATACATTAGGTTCTTATTCAGCAATTCCTACTATAGAGATTTTATCTGGTAGAAATGCTACTGCTACTGCTGTAGTAACTAATGGTGCTATTACTAGTATAGATGTTAATAATGCAGGTGAATACTATTCTTCTCCACCAGAAGTTAGAATAACAGATAATGCAGGAAAAGGAAGATTTGCAGACTATACAGCAGAAATATCTATTAAAGGTGAATTAACAGGATTAGTGAAAGTTAATGGTGGAAGTAATTATACACAGGGTAATGTAGTAATTGATATTATCCCAGTAGGTTCTGGTACAACTGCAACTGCAAAAATTAAAGAGTGGAGAAAGGATAAGTTTAAGAATACAACATTAGATACTGATAATGGTGGGTTCATTAAGAATTTCATTTCTTCTAAGGGAAGTGGGTATGCCTATTATGCATCCCCAACTACATTAAGGGTAAATGACACAGGAACAAATCATTCACCTATATTGGGGTTTGCGTATGATGGTAACCCCATATATGGTGCTTATGGTTATGTAAACACACTAGACTCTTCATCTGGAGTTCAGAGGATGACATCTAGTTATACATTAAATCCACCTACTACAGATAGACCTACTGCTACTAATGGTACTTTTATCAATGATTATGAATATGTTCATGGTTCTGGTACATTAGATGAGAACAATGGACGTTTTTGTGTTACTCCAGAATTTCCGAAAGGAATATACGCTTACTTTATTACTGTTGATAGTACAGATACACCTGTATTCCCATATATCTTAGGTGAGAATTATTATTCACTTCCAGTAGATTCTAATTATAATTCTGAGTTAACTCAGGATGATTTACCAAGGAATGCTAGAATATTAAGAACATCTGATATTGATAATAATGGTGACCTTACAGTAGCAAGAATTAATGATGTCCAAAGAGGTAATGTATCATCTGCTACAATTATTAGTAGTGGATCTAATTTCTCTATAGGAAATAAGATAGTAGTTGATGATAGTGATACCAATGGATTTGGTGTTGCTGGAGAGGTAAGTTCTGTAAAGGGAAAATCAGTAGTCTCAATTGAGTCTCAAGTAAAGAAAGCATTATATGTTGAACTTATTGGTATTGGGTATCTCTTTGATGGAGATACTATCACACAAGCAAATACAGGTGCTACAGGAACTATAGTAGGAGATGTCTTCTCTAGTAGTAAGTTTGCTTTAAGTTCTGTATCAGGAACCTTTAATAGTACAGATGTACTATCATCAAACACAAAGGTAATCTCTTTAATATTAAATCAAGACTCTTCATATAGTAAAGGTGCTACTCTTTCTTTATCTGATGGTGTTAATAACCCTGTTGGTAGAGGTGAAGTACTTGAAACCTCAATAGGTCAAAATACAGTAAAGGTTAAAGTTAGTTTAAATGGTTTTGTTGCTGATGATTCACTATTTCTCTCAAGTAGTAGTTTAATTGATACTACAGGGTCTAGAGTTGTTGGTATTACTAATTTAAGTGAAAATTTAAATATATTTACTATACAAGATAATGTAGCAATACTTTCAGTTGATGGATCTCATGGAGTTGGTATAGGAGAAAAAATTAATATTGATATTATTCCAGATGATGCTACAACTACGACTACACACCAAGTAACTAGTGCAATATATCAAGAAGTAACCGTTGAGATCCCTTCTGTTGCAAGGGTTCTCAGCGATAGTGGAATTGGAAGATATGAAATTCTTAATGGTGGTGATGGGTATACTGTAGGTACGTATACTGATATCGCATTGAAGGGTGGAACAGGAACAGATGCTAAAGCAAATATAACAGTAACACAAGTTGGTAATTATACTGTTGTAACAGATTTTGCTCTAACAGATAAGGGTACAGGATACACAACATATGATATTTTAACTGTTGGTAATACTGATCTAGGAAAATCGTCAACAGATGATCCAAATTTCAAACTACGTGTTGATCATGCAGGATTTTCATCTGGAGAAAAGGATTTAAAACTTGATAGTGTTATTGGATTCAAACTAGGAGATAATCTTCTTATTGGAAGTGAAATTGTAAGTATTAAATCTATTAGTGGTAATACACTTGAAGTAAATAGAGGGAATTCTCCAGCAGATCATGCTGATGGTATTAATGTTATTTTATCAGATGCTGGATACAATCTGTCTGTTGGTTATCAGATTAATCAGACAACTGCTGATCCTACACAACCAATAGTTGTTTCTTATGATAAGACTACACAGAAGGTATTGTTAAGATATTCATATGGACAAACATTAACAACTATTAGTGAATTAACATTAAGTAGTGTATTTAAAGATGAAAGTACTCCTGATAATAGAATAGTTGATATTGCTAATGTAACATCTCCACAGTATTATTTTGAAATTGATGGAGAAAGAAATAAAAATATTGATATAAAGAAATATTATAGGTATATTTTTGATACTTCTCATTTATCAATGAATGGTAAGATATTTGATATATCACCAAGTATTAATTTTAACTTAGTTACACCAGAAAGAATAAAGAATAATAACAATATTGATGTTAAGATAGGTTTTGGTGTGAGAGTTGGATCTTCCACTACAAAAGAAGATATTGTTTATAACAGATACTATTATTATGATGAAAATGGAATATCTAATTCAGAGAACGCTTATTTAAATGTTATTGATGATCCTTTACAAGGATCTAAAGATGTAGTATATGTTACATCTAACAAGATTTTATATTCTACTGAGATTACATCTCCCCATGATGGTAGTGGAACTATTACATATACTTCAAGATCTCAGTTTTCTGTAGGTGAAATCAATTCAATTGATATTACTAATATTGGTACTGACTATCTTAAAATCCCAGTAGTGACAGGAGTTTATAATAATAATGGAACTATTGATACAAATGTACTATGTTTCTTGGAGAGTGATAATATTGGAGTTCCTCGTAGTGTAAAGATATTAAACAACGGTGGTGCTTTCCATAGTGATGAAACATTGAGTTCTACTTTCAGATCAAATTACGTATTTAAATTATCTACTTTTGATGCAGATGCATTTAGTATTGGAGAAGAGGTAATACAAAAGACAGGTGGTGTTGAAGTTGCTAGAGCAAGAGTTACTTCATGGAGATCTAATATTCTTCTTATTGATAGAGTAAAAGGAATCTTTAGAGAAAATCAATTAATATATGGATTATCTAAGAGTAAGTCAGCATTACTTGAAAGTATTTCTTTTGAATCATTTAAACCATTAATTAAAACATATTTTGATAACTTAGGTTTCTATAAGTCTGATGAAGGAAAGATAAGTGATCTCAATCAAAGGATAACAGATTCTTTCTATTATCAAGATTATTCTTATGCGATCAAATCAAAGACTCCAATTAACATATGGAGAGATTTAATCAAATCAACTACCCACCCAGCTGGATTTCAATTATTTGGAGAAGTTATAATTGAATCTAGTGGTGTGTCACGTATGTCTGAACACACTAGTTATAGTAGAGTTAGTGTTATAGAAGTTGCTCCTAAAATTGTTACTGTAGAAAGTACTAAGAGACAGATTACTCAGAGTATTGTCTTGATGGACAATCTTAATGTAGAAAAGGGTTCTGGGTCAATTTCTCTTGATGCTTTAGTTGCTAGTGAAATATCTGGTGGTAATGTTTTCTTAACTCCTGGATTTAATGGAGCATTTACCAATAAAGGAAACTTAGAAGGAAGAACTGTATTCACTATGGTTGATAAGGATGGTAATGTAGTAAAACCATATAATGCACAAGCATTGATAATTACCATTGATGGTATATTACAAGAACCAGGATTATCTTTCACAGTTAATGGAGATAAGATTACTTTTGCTCAACCTCCTTTAGGACCAAGAACCAAGAGTGGATTATCAATAACAAATCCAAGTAAAACAGATGTTGAAGGTGTTAGTTTCTATGGAAGAAATTTTGAGTTTAAGACTGATAGTTTGAATGCTAGGTATCTTAAGAAAATTAGAAACATATATCAAAAGAATGGAAGATGGATTGATGCTGCTAATCAACTTGAAAGAAATAAGCAATATATTCAATCACAAACTATAGATTATATCAAGGGTGTTCATCCTACATTGGCATGGACAACTCTTTCTAGTACATGTGTTAGGGATATTGGATTGATAGTTGATGCATTTGCACATGACTTAAGATTTGGTGGAAATCAGAAGACTATATTCTCTGCTGAGAAGTATTACAACAATGGAATTCTTGATTATATTATTGGTGAATTGGAACCAACTTTAGAAGCATTTGAGAAAGTAAAAGATCTTGCTAAGTTGGCAGTTAATAATGAGTTACCTAATGGATATGATAACCCTGATATTCTTTTAGATACTGTTCCTGTTAAATGTGAAGATGTTCTTTCTGCATTAGACACATTATATGAAGTTCTTAGAATGACATTGACTAGTGGACCTGGAACTGTTGATGTTGGTTATGCTGATTTTATTAATGGAGATAATACAATATTTGATCTTTATTGGGAAGATGGCAATCCTGTATCTACTGATCCAAATGAGGATCTATTCATAGCATTAAGTGGTGTATTACAACACTCAGGATCTTATACTATTGATAGAGATGTTACTCCAAATAGAGTAGTCTTTGATAGTCCACCTATATGGGGTCAGAATGAAAATACTAAAACGTTACAAGAACCTTTAGCAGTTGATAAGTTTTTTGCTCATGGTATGGGTTGTTATGAAAGATTTACCACAAACAATAATGCAATTGGAAAAGATGGTTCACCTGGTCCATTTTTGATAGTGGACAATGATGATAATGTCTCTTCAATTCCTGATCCAACATTCGCTTTAGTCTTTATTGATGGTGTCTTACAGAGAGAAGGTAGGTCATATAATATTACTGGACCTGCTATTAGATTTACTAGGAATATCTTTAGAAGAAGTAAGGTAGATATTATATCTCTATATGGAAGAGAGAAGGATTCAAATCTTACCATATTTGATCATGAGAGAAATGAGTATTTCAATGAAATTACATTGTCGTACAATGATGGTGGGACAAATCCAGGATTTACTGCATGGAGGAAGTGGTATGATGATACTTCTCAGTTATTCCAAGTAGCATATCAGAAGATAGGTGGTGTTAAGAGATTTATTGGTAATCTTAAAGGATATAACTTAGATACAAATCAATTGAATGTTATTCTTTCTGGTAATAACCCTGATCTTGATAATTCTTCTATATTCTTTGCAGGTAAGTCAGATTTCAGTGATGAATTTGAACTTGCTGTTCCAGGTGGCACAGTTACTATTGAAATCACTAAGGATGATTATAGTAACTATCAAATGAAGAGAAATGTTACTAAGTGGTTATATGGAAGTGAGAAAGGTGATAAAGCTTTATCAGAAAGAAGAAGAGGTATTGAAAAACTATCAGTTGGAGATCATATTAAGATAGATGGTGAAGATAGTTATCGTGAAGTTAATAAGTTACCTAGATTTGCACATCCAAAGACTTATAACGCTGGAGAAGAAGTATCTAATAGTTTCTTTGGATCATTAGGTGTAACAAATTACTCTGGTAATATTAGAGGAGTAGGTTTAAGTGTTAGTGCTACTGTATCTGGTGGTAAAATAACTTCTCTTGATTGGAATAAAGCAGATCTTCAATTATTATATGATGAAGGTATTTTACGTCCATCTACTGCTGGTGGTTATGATACTACACCAATAATACATTTTGTTCCAATAGATCAGAAAGGTGGTGGTGCTAAAGCAGAAGTAATAGTTTCTGATGGTTATATTGTTGATATTGTTTTAACGGATCCTGGATCTGGATACGAGAAACCACCTCAAGTTGTTACTGCTAGACAATATGATTTAATTAAACAACGTGGAAGGAAAGTTGATACTCTGTTTGATCTTAGGATTGAGGGTGAATTAGATAACTCAGCTCTTAGTGTTATTTGTATTATCAGTAAGGAGAAAGGTGTTGAGTCTGGACCAGGAACAGGTGATCCAGGACTTCCTATATTACCTGGCGATGGTGATGGTAATGGAACACATAAGGAGTATCCTTGGGCTGATGTTAGTTGGTCTGGTAGGATGATACAGATAACATCCATCATTAACTTTAATGTAACTGTACCAGCACCCGTAGCAGTTCCGCAAGAAATTCTGAAAATATACCCTACAGTTGTAACTTCTGTAAGTTCTACTGGAACTACTTATTATATGGGAATAGAAATAATTGAACCTAAGATTTCAGTTAAGATGAGGGTTCCTACTTTCTATATTGATCCAATTAGTAATAGAAGACGTGTTAATCCAGGTGATCCAGATCCAGGAGGTCCAGGAGGTCCAGGTGGACCTGGTGATGGAGATGGTGGAAGAACTACTATATACCAATTAGGATTTGTTGATCATCGTTTTTATAATCCAACGTATAATCAGAATCCTCCTCAACTCCATAATATGACTATGCGACCTGCATTCTTCCAGTGGGAAGGTGCAAAGTTTATGTCTACTGGAGACATTCTTTCTTCTGGGGGTGCATCAGTATCCGAATACACTATTGAAGAGTTTGACAGATATGGTTTTAATATTGGTCAATTTGAGTCCAATGCACAATCAGGATATGCGGATGATGGATATTCTTTCAATATAGGTTATCCAACAATTAATAATTATATGGCACAACTGAATACTTCAGATTTGCCAGATGAAAATGGAGCAGGGTATCTTGCTACTGGTGCTATAGTATATGCAGATACTACTAATTTCCCTGCATCAGGAACCATTTCAATAGGAAGGGAACAAATTACTTATACTAGTAAACTGAGTGATCGTTTTGTAGATTGCACTCGTGGAGTCAACAGTACATCCGTTGAAGAGCACACTGTAGGTGACTTCTTAAGAACTACATCATAAATAAGTATAAATAAGTCAGATTCGTTACATTACAAACACTAGAGTATTATAGACAATGGCAGCTATCATTTCAGAAAAATTTAGAATCTTCAATGCGAAGCAATTCTTAGAGTCCCTTGGTGAAGCAGCACCAACTAACATGTACTTCTTTGTGGGAAGATCCGCAAAGTGGGAAGCATACCTTGAGATATTCGGGGCTAGCGGAACTTTTGCAGTAGGTGATACTGTTGCAGTAGGAGCATGGAGTGCAGTAGTAGCAGAGGTTCATCCTAATAGTTTACTACTCAATACTATTCTTCCAACTGCAACCTCAACTCCCGCATTTGGTAGTGATATTAATATCACCGCACCAGCTGGTAATGTTGCTACCGCAGTTGCTAAAACAGGTACTTACAGATACGCTACTGAAGAGATTCCTCCACTGCCATTGGATAATCAAATTGAGAAGCAAGATGTATATGACGAATTAATTGCTGCAAAGAGAGTTTTATCTGACAACGCACGTCTTGTTGTTCCTCGTTACAATTGGAATACTCAGATTAATGCTAAGTTTGATATGTACCGTCCAAACTATTCAGCGACACCTGGTGGCGGTGGATCTGTTGGTACTCAAACTGCTCTAGGAGCAAATGCTCTTACTGGATCTAAGTTTTATGTAATGAACAGTCAGTATGAAGTGTTTAAGTGTTTGTATAATGGACAGAATACAGCAAATAGTGCTGGACAAAATGCAACATATGAACCAAAGTCTACTCCAACAGCAGGTCAAGGTACTTTTGCTAATGGAGTATTTACGGAACCATCTGGTACAGGTGGATATGTTTGGAAGCATATGTATACACTGACAACTGGAGATGTTATTGCTTTCTTATCCACAGACTTTATGCCAATCGCTGCTACTGGTGAAGCATCAAGAACTACTGTTGAAGGTTTAGCCGTTGACGGAGCAATTCATATTGCTGTCATTAAAGGTGTTGGTGCTGGATTAACTGCTACTACCACACTATATGCTCCTGTATTTGGAGATGGTGCAAATGCTGGAACTGCTACTGGTGCTATCGTTAAGATTGATACAGATGGTTCTGGTGGTATTACAGACGTATCAATGGAAGCAGTTGGTTCAGGTTACACATATGGTAGCGTAATATTAGAGACAGGAAAGGTATTCACTGATGCTGCTCTTACAGCCGCTGCTGGTGCTTTCACTTCTACAGGTTCAATTGAAGTTATCATTTCACCTGAAGGTGGACATGGTTCAGATGCTGATGTAGAACTCTTTGCTAAGAGAGTTATGACGAACGTTCGTCTAACTTATGCTGAAGGGCAAGGTGATTTCCCTGTGGATAATGATTTCCGCAGAATTGGTATTATTCAAGATCCCTTTGATTTCGGAACAACAACAGTTTCTACTAACAGCACATTACGTGGAACTGCCGTATTAAAAGTTAATGGTGCAACCACAGATTATGTTGCTGATGAAGTTATTACTCAGACTGTTACAGGTGGTATAGCTAAAGGTACAGTTGTTTCTTGGGATGCAACTAATGGTATTCTAAAGTACTATCAGTCACCTAATGTACACACTGATTCAGGTATTGTTCGTGCATTTGAATCCAACGCTGCAAATGCTGTAGTTGGTTCTACTTCAACTGCATCTTCAGCAGTTGATACTGCTGCTGGAACTACTGGAACTCCTTCAGTTGTTCAAGATGTTTCATTCGTTGAAGGTCTTGCAACACCTGAGATCGCATCTAACTCTGGGGATATCGTATACATAGAGAACAGAAGACAAATTACAAGAGCTGCTGACCAAATTGAGGACATCAAGCTCGTAATTGAATTCTAATTTATTCAATCCAAAGTTAGAACGAAAGTGAGATGCCTCAGAAGACAAACCTTAACGTAGCTCCATACTACGATGATTTCAAACAAGATAAGAACTTCTACAAGGTGCTTTTTCGCCCTGGATATTCTATCCAAGCGAGAGAGTTAACTCAGCTACAGTCTATCTTACAAAATCAGATAGAAAGTTTTGGAAAATATGCTTTTAAGCAGGGTGAATTAGTCATACCTGGTGAAATTGGAATTAACACAAAATTACCATTTGTTAAGTTATCTTCTGTATCAGAAATTCCTGTCAATGTAAATGGACAGATAGTTTATAAGAAGTATGATGTTACTTCATTAAAAGGTCAAGTTCTTAAAGGTTTAACATCTGGTGTTACCGCTACGGTTATTGAATCTAATGTAGCAAATGATACAGCATCTGATGTTCTATTTGTAAACTATACAAATAGTGGTAATGCAGGTAATGAGGACACGTTCCGACAAGGTGAGACCCTAGAGGTCGTAGATGGCGTTAATACACCACTCCTAGTGGTTGGAACTGATGGAAGCGTACTTCCTACTAGTATTTCTATTACTGATCCTGACACAGGTGTATCAGCGTCATTAGAGAGCCCAGCAATGGGTTATGCTTCTGCTGTTAAAGTAGAAGAAGGTATTTACTTTGTTAATGGATATTTTGTTAGGAATGCAGAACAGTTATTAGTAATTGATAATTATTATGACAAACCCTCTTCAAATGTTGGATTTAAAATTGAAGAGAGTTTAGTAACTTCAGAAGAAGATGAATCTTTATATGACAATGCAATTGGATCAACCAATTATACTTCTCCTGGAGCACATAGATTAAAGATCACTCTTACTTTAGTAAAGTATCCTTTAGGTCAGATTACAGATAAGAATTTTATACAGTTAATATCTGTTAGAAATGGTTCTGTAGAGACTAAAGTAGTACAAACGAACTACTCCCTACTTGAAAAGACTTTAGCAAGAAGGACTTATGACGAATCTGGAGATTACGTTGTTGATGATTTCTCTTTAGGTATTAGAGAATATTATCAACAAGGTGGTAATCTTGGTGTTTATACATTAGATGATCTTGGAAATGTAAATAATATTCCAGAAGCAGATGCAAAAGATAAATTAGTTGCTACTGTTGGTTCTGGTAAGGCATATGTAAAAGGTTTTGAAATTGTTAACAAAGAAACGAAGTATCTACCAGTAGATAAGGCTAGAGAAAGTTTAACTAGATCTGATATTCGTTTAAAAACTAAAGGACTTCCTACTTATAGAATTACTAATACATATGGAGCTGTTCCTCTAAATGCAGATGGAGCACAATTAACTGCGTATCCAAATATATTCCTATGTTCTAATTTTAATGATGGATCTATTGGTCTTAATAATACAGAATCAGATACAGGATTAAAACAAACATTAAATCGTAGAGGAACTTACTTTGGTATTAATGATGGGTTGAAGACAGTATATGTAAAGATAACTCCTCAAGTTAACTTGAATCAATTAGATGGAGCATCATCTCCTGTTACTGATAATTTTGAAAAAAGATTTAATTCAATAATTGGTACAAAACTTTGGATCGTACAGTCAAGGAATACAGTACAGACACCAACTTTAGCAACATCTTTTGATGTAGTTGCTTATTCTGAAGTAAAAAGACTTGAGTGTGGAAGTGATACCTATCTTGAATTAACACTTAAAGGAAATAAAGATTACTTAGATGATTTCTTAACAGAATATGATTCTGGTAACTTTGATCCTGCTGATCCTGCTGCTGGATCTTATAGTAGAGATTTCTTTAGATCTGAAGCAGATGCTAAAGCTACAACAGGTCAATTTGGTAATTTAGTTGATTACAACGAAACTATTACACCTATTATAGGTACAGTAAAACCAAGTAACTTTACATTGGTTGAAAAGGGAAATGGTTTTAATCCTGATAGTGATGTTGTTGTTTCTAAGGGAAGACAAGACAATGGAGATCCTTCCTACAATACTACTTTTGGATTCTCATATTTTGATCCGCAGTTCTTTACTAGAATCCTCTTAGATGATCCTATAACAGATACTAATGGGTTTACCTCTGGTAAGTATGTTTATGGTAGTGTGAGTGGTGCATACGGTATTGTAGAGGGTGAAGGTGGAGAAGGTGCAGCATATACTAAGAATAAAACATTGATGCTTAAAGTTCTTTCTGGAACTTTTGAATCTGGTGAAACTATTACTGATGAAGATAACAATTCATTAAAAATTGCAAGAGATAATACTATTTCACATTTTGTTATTAACAATAGAGGTGTTGGATATGATGATGGATGTACAATAAGAGTTGATGGTGTTGATTATGATGCTGCTAGAATTGAAATAATAAAACCAAATGGTATTGATAAGATTCTTGATATTAATATTAAGGATAGAGAATTTGTTAAGACTGAATATTCAAGACCACCTGTTGTTACTATAATACAACCAGCAGCTTCAAATGCTCCTACTACTGTTGCTGTAATTACTCCTGTCCTTGTTAGAAATGCTGTAACAACATATACTCCACAGAATGCAAAGTCTTTCTTCTGTGATTATGGTTCTGGAAATGCTAATACATTTACATCAGATATTGAAGTAAACAAGGATACTTACACAGAAGTTAAAGCTGTTACACAGTTTACTTTTAGTGGATCTGAAGGTAGAAAGTATATTGAGTGTAATGGTTTTGGTGGAGATGCTACTAAATTCCTTCAACATGGAGATCTTGTACAATTTACAGATTCATCTGATACATTAATACGTGCTATTGTTCAGTATGCTACATTACCATCAGGTGTTTTAAAATCAAGAATATATCTTGATAGATCTCTTCCTAATGTTGTAACTAATACTAGTGTTGTTAGAGTTCGTCCTTCAATTAATAATTTTAATGGTGGTAGTCTTCTTTATAAGACAGGAACTAAAGAGATTAGTTCTATTGTAGCAAATAGTGAAGATTCAAAGATTACTTACTATGCAAGAAGAGATTTTGTAACTCCAGGTAATACAAGTGGTGGACTTATAACATTCTCTGCTCAGTTACCATTTGGAACTCAAAGATTTGTTTCTTTTGATGAAAGTAATTTTATTATTACTGTGTTAGATCCAGGTGATGCAACAGATATAGCAAAAGGTGATATTGTATATGTTACTTCAGATCAAGTTATTATTTCAGCATCTACTGATGCTGCTAGTGGATTAACTTCTGGTGCGGTTAAATTACAACTTCCATCAACATATTTTGGTGGAGATTCAAATACTTATACTAAGTTCCCTGTACTTAAGTTAACTGCTACTTTAGAGATAACTAAAGCAAAACCAAGAATTAAAACAGCAGTAGAGAATAAGAGAATTGTTGTTGATGCTGGTGGAGATAAAGTTATTCCTTTTCGTGGTAATGACTATGACACATCAAGTGTAGAGACATACACATATTCTGATGCATACAAATTAAGATACATCTATGAAGGTTCTCCAACAGAACCACCAACTGCTGATAAAAATGGTAATCTAGTTAATGGAACAGATGTTACTAATAGATTTACCTTTGATGATGGTCAGAGAGATACAATATATGATGTCTCAAGACTTATTATTAAACCAGGAGCTCAAGCACCCGTAGGTAAACTACTAATAGCATTTGATTACTTTGAACATACTCAAGGTGATTTCTGTACAGTTGATTCATATTTACACGAAGCAGGTGTTAGTCCTGAAGAGGTTCCTACATTTAATTCTCCTGCTTTAGGAAAAGTATCACTGAAAGATGTACTTGATTTTAGACCTAAGATTGACAACAGTTCAATAGTTGCAGGTTTTGATGATAAATCATTATTGTCTTCTGGAAGTACCAGAGTCTTTGCTGGATCTGGTGGTGTAGTTGCTAGTACCCCTGCTCCAGATGATAATCTAGAATTTACTTTCTCGTTTACACAAACACAATATCTTAATAGAATTGATGGTGTTTTCTTGAATAAGAAAGGATCCTTTATTGTTAAGAAAGGTAACTCTTCTCTTAATCCATCTAAGCCAGATCCTATTAATGATGCTATACCTTTATATTATCTCTATATTCCTGCATTCACTCAATCAAGTAAAGATGTAAGGATTGTTCCTATTGACAATAAACGTTATACAATGCGTGATATTGGCAAATTAGAAAAACGTATTGAGAGATTAGAATATTACACAACGTTAAGCATTCTTGAACAGCAAGCATTGAATATGCACATTACTGATAGTGCAGGAATCAATCGTTTCAAGAGTGGTTTCATTGTGGACAATTTTGAGACACATAAGATTGGATCTCTAGGTGCTGCTGATTATCAGTGTTCTATTGATACACAACAGTCTGTTATGAGACCTCAATCCAAAGAGGATTCATTTAAATTAGAAGAGATTAATACTAGAGATGATCAAAGAGCTGTTTCTGGATATAGAAAGACAGGAGATCGTGTTACTTTACCATATTCAGAATTAGAATTACTTGGTAATAACTTTGCTACCAATACAATTAATCCTAACCCATTTGTTGTTCTTCAATATGTTGGAGATTCTTTTGTTGGTCCATCTGTAGATTCTTGGTATGATAGTTCAGTTGCTCCTTTAGTAACAGATAATAATACTAATCTATATTCAATTTTCCTTGCTAAGAATCAACTTAGAGATGCATTCTCAAGTCTCTATAATTCATATAAAGTTAATTGGATAGGTGCAAATAGATCATTCTTCAATATCAATTCTTTTGCGGATGTAAATGGAGAAATAGCTGATTCAACTGTTACAAATGCTATTGTTAATAGTTCTTCTAATATTAGTCCAGATAATAATGAAATTGGAAAAGGAATATCCACTAAAGGTGTTGGTTCTAATGTAATTGCAACTTCATTATCATTCTTTGCTAGAAGTATTCCTATTAAGTTTGTAGTTAATCGTTTGAAACCAAATACAAATATCCATGTCTTTATGGAAGGACAGGATATTGCTCGTTGGGTTAACCCAGATAACAGATATACTGGGGTTGGTGGAAACTCATTGTCATCATTCAATAGTCCAATTACTACTGATGAGAATGGAAATGCTAGTGGTATTATTCTTGTACCAGCTGGAAACCCACCTAGAGAGAATACTTCTTGGACAGGTGATGTATCTACTGTAGATTATGATGATACTGCTAGTGAAGTAAGATTTAGTACTGGTGTTAAGACTATTAGATTTACTTCAAGTTCTACAGATCATAATGTAGAAGATGTAGAAACTTATGCTGAAGTTAAGTATTATGCTACAGGAGCAATACCTGATAATCCATCATCTATTGTTTCTACTTCACCTTCGTTCTTTAAATCCAATGAAGGAACACAAATAACAGATAGTAATACAGCAAATCCAATTAGACCAAATCCTCTTGCACAAACATTTACTGTTAGTGGATATGATGGTGGATTATTTACAACAGGAGTTGATTTATTCTTCTCTACTAAGAGTGATAATATTCCTATAAGAGTTTATCTTACAGATGTTGATAATGGGAAACCTGGTAAGAATATAATTCCAGGTACACAAAAGGTTATTACCCCAGATACTTATTTAAGAGTAGTTGCTAATGATACTCTTAATATAACAAAGGGAGAAAAAATAACAGGATCATCCTCTAATGCTTCTGGTCCTATTTCTCGTGTATTTGATAGGAATAATATTGAGTTAATTCCTTCTACAACAGGATCATTCAGTTTAGCAAGTGATCAAGTTTATACTTTGATATTGAGTAACCATAATGGTACTTCCTTTAATCAAGATGAGTCTCTTGTTGTTCCATCTATAACTGTTGCTAATAATGCCAATAATACATCTTTATCATTGAAGATAGTTAAAAATTCAGGTAGAGTAACAGATCTTAAAGTTTCTAATGCTGGTGCTTCCTATAATTCTGCTATTGTAACTATTGAAAGTCCACAATTACCTGGTGGTGGTAATGCTACTGCTACTGTAAGGGTTTCTGGTGGTAAAGTATATCATTCTGAATTGGTTCTTTCTGGATCAGAATATACTGAACCTCCAGCAGTTATTATAAGAGGTACAGGAACAGGTAACTCAGGTGCTGTAATTGAATCTTCTATTACTATTGATACACCAGCAGTCCGTATGGGTATTGCAGTTGATGATTTAGAAACAACTGCATCAACAACACCAACTAAGTTTATATTTGATTATCCTGTATATCTACAGAATGACACTGAGTATGCTCTTGTACTTGAGACAGATTCTATTGATTACCTTCTATGGGCATCTAGGTTGGGTGAGACAGAGGTGGCCACTAGCACAACTGTCACAACACAACCTGCTTTAGGTTCTCTCTTTAAGTCTCAGAATACTAATGCTTGGACAGAGGATCTATTTGAAGATATTAAATTTAAGATGTATCGTGCTGAATTTGATATATCAAAACCATCATCTTTAATTCTTACTAATGAAGATCTTGGATATAAAGCACTTGATAATCATCCTTTTGAAACAAATGCTTCTTCTGAAACAAATGCTACTTCTTCTTTATTCAAGAATAATAACTCTATTATTAAGATTAACCATTCAGATAATGGATTTGATTCTGATGATAATTCTTATGTATTCTTTAAAGGATCAAAAGACACTGGTGGTTTCATAGCATCTGAATTAAATTCAGAGTTATATCAAGTTAAAAATACAGGACTAGATCATTACAATGTGAAATCTGTTAACCAAGCATCTGGTAATATATTTGGTGGTGGTACAAATGTACTAGCATCTTATAATAGAAAGTTTGAAAAAATTTATGCTCTTGTTCCAAATTTAACATTTAGTCAAACTTCAATTGAGACATCTGTTAAGACTACTAATGTATCCCCAATTGATGATAACATTAAGACATTTGCTTCATATACTCAATCAGATTATGAGAAGACATTCTTAAATGAAGATTTCTTCTTTATTAATCAGAAGATACTTGCTTCAAGAGTTAATGAAACAATGAATAATATTGATAATTCATTAACTTATAAGATTGATCTTTCAAGTACAGTATCTCATTTATCACCTTTAATTGATTTGACTAGGGCATCTATTAAGACTATATCAAATAGAATAGAAAATGCTCATGGTCAAGAAGATAGATTTGGACGTAGAGATCAAATTTTAAATTTCTATCCAATATACACATTTAGTGTTGTTAATAATACAGGTACACCACCTATAGTGGGTATGACTGTACAAGGAATGACAACTAATTCTGAAGGTGTAATAGTAAATGTTGTCAGTGATGTTCTTACTGTCAAAGTAAAAACTGTTAATGTATTTACAGCAAATGAGGGATTGAAGTTTGGTGGAAATAATTCACAATCTTCTGCTTTAACTGCACTTAACCCTAATGTAGGTACTCCAACTACACCAAAAGTTACTATAACTTCTGCTGGAGTATTACAAAAAGTGTTATCAATACCTAATGTTATATCTCCTCCATCTATTGTATTTGCTAGAGATATTGCATCTGCTGGAGATTATAATAATAAGATTAGTGGAGAAGTTGTTCTCTTTAATCCAAAGACTAAGATATTGAAAATTGTTAATGATAAGCAACCAATAAGTGATAATTATACAAGTAACAATACTAATGTACCTTTTGCAAGAGTAACTACTAGTTCAACTAATGCAGTGCAGCAACCTGATATATTCAGGGTTGGTGATATTCTTGGGTGGATTGGACAGACTGCTGGTGAAGAAAATTATACTGAGATTTCTAGTATTGCATATACTAATGGAATTAACTTTGTATCTGATACACAATCTAAAGATAGTTCTAGTCTTGCAGGATATGTAACAAAAGAAGTTTCTATTGATAATCCAGGAACAAGTATTGATGTTAAGTTAACTGCTAATGCAACAGAAATTGAAAATATAAAAGTTCTATATAGAACGAAGAAATCTTCTTCTCAAGAGAACTTTGAAGATATTGAATGGATAGAATTTAATGGTACTGGACTTCCAGATGTTGATGTCATTGCAAGTGCTGAAAATTCTATTAGTGCGATTACAGAAAAACAATCTTCTTATCAAGAGTTGAGTTACAGTGTTGATGATCTTCCTGAGTTCTCATCATTTGCAATTAAGGTCGTAATGAAAACATCAAACCCTGCATTTGTACCGAAGATCCAAGATCTACGGGCTGTAGCATCATACTAAAGGATCCCCATCATGCCATTAAGAAACGTAGCAACCACATTCACAATAGAACAGCAGAGGTTAGAGATTAACAATCTCGCTGGTGATGTCAATAATATAGCAACAGGAGTAACCAATGTTGGTACTGCTGCCACTGCTAATGCCCTTGCAGCAGGTGCAACTGGTGCTGACCTCACACTGAGTGGGACACTCACAGTAAATGGATCTCAGACGATTCTGAACACTGCCACACTTGAGGTGGAGGACAAGAACATTATCATTGCTAAGGGGTCTACAACTGATGCTGCTGCCTCTGGGGGAGGTATAACTCTTAAGGGTGCAAATGACAAGACTTTATTATACAATCAGACTGGGGATAAGTGGGAATTTAATAAGCCCTTAAATGTTGGTGGTTCATCAGCAACAGCAGGATCTTGGGGTCAAACAGATTGGAATTTAGAAGTTTTTGATTCTGCTGCTGATTGTTACACGCTTTTAGCAGGAGCAGCAGGAGCAGCTATAGAACTAAGAGATACTGTTACAAGTGAAGCTTTTGTAATTGCTGCTAATGGTGATTGCAATCTTTATTCTTATAAGAGTGGCGATTCAATGTCCTTCCATACCACAAATGGTAGTGGTACAGGGAAAAGACTTGAAATTGATTCTGATGGAAACGCCTGGTTTAATAATAATGTTAATATTCCTGGCCATTTAGAGATATCTGCTTCATCTTGTCATATTGACTTGATGGAGACTAATTCAACAAATCATAGGATTAGGAATGGTAGTGGTAATTTC